AAGAAGTTAACCCTCATTTTGATGATTTTCTATTTGATTGGAATCAAAAGTTTCAGTTATTAGTTGGTGGATACGGATCCAGTAAGAGTTATCATGTTGCTTTAAAAATCATACTGAAGTTGATGCAAGAGAAGCGGACGGCGCTTGTTGTCCGAGAAGTGTACGAAACACACAAGGATAGTACATTTTCTCTTTTTACCGAAATCATAGAGGACATGAATCTCCTTGATGCATCCGGTAGAAGAAAAATTGCTAGGGGAAAAATACGAGCAAAAGAAAGCCCGTATGAATTGAGGTTTTGGAACGGGTCAAAAATCATCTTTAAAGGGATGGACAAGCCAGCCAAATTAAAATCTATTAACAACGTGTCACTGATTTGGCTGGAAGAGTGTTCCGAAATCAAGTACGAAGGCTTTAAAGAATTGCTCGGTCGTTTGCGTCACCCAACATTAAAACTCCATATGATTTTATCTACAAATCCAGTAGGGGAAGATAACTGGGTTTATTTGCATTTCTTCCAGGATAAATTCAATAAGCGATTCGTTCTGGATGATAAAGAGCTTTACAAGGAGCGGACCATAGTTGTCGGTGATACATACTATCACCATTCAACAGCGGACGACAATTTATTCTTGCCAGAAAGCTATATTGAGCAATTGGAAGAAATGAAAGAGTATGATCCTGATCTTTATCGTGTGGCTAGAAGAGGACGATTCGGTGTCAATGGAATCCGAGTGCTGCCACAATTCGAAGTGGAAGAGCACAGAGAAGTCATGAAAGCGATCAACCGAATCAAGAAACCTTTATTCCGTGTGGGGATGGACTTTGGTTTTGTTGATTCCTATAACGCTGTTTTGCGGATGGCTGTCGATATGGAAAAACAGTATTTGTATATCTATTGGGAATATTACAAAAAAGGAATGACGGACGACAAGACCGCAGAGGATTTGAAAGAATTCAAAGCAAGTGGCGAGCGGATCATTGCCGATTCCGCAGAGCCAAAAGCTATACAATATTACAGGCAACAAGGATTTAACATGTACGGAGCTACCAAGTTCCAGGGATCACGACTTGCAAACACTAAGAAAATGAAGCGGTTCAAGAAAATCATTTGTTCAGACGTTTGCGAGAATACAATTCATGAGTGGGAAAACTTAGTATATGCCAAGGATAAAAACGGCAACATCATTCCAGATGAGTTTGCGATTGACCCGCACACGTTTAGTGCTGCATGGTACGGACTTGATGGCTATGAAGTGTCCGATCTGAAAGAAGAAGCTCAAAAACAAGCAAGACCGACAAGACAACGACCTAAAGGAAGGAGGAGATAATTTTGTCCGAAACAAACGTAAAAGCGAGAGTCATTAAAGCTTCCGTATCCAAAACAACCCAGCAAATATATGAGGATGATTTCAAAGACCAATATGGTGATATCATTAAACCACCCTATAACCTAAAGGAATTGAAGTTGATTGGAGAGTATTCCTCCATATTGCAGCAGTGTGTGGACGCCTATAAAACGAACATTATCGAATTCGGAATTGAACCTGAATATAAAATAGACATCAATTCTGATGAAATTGAGAAAGAAATCAAAGAACAGGCGGAAGAGGAACGGACCAGGCTTGATGAGTTCATCCGTTATTTAAACATGGACGAATCGCCGGAAGTCATTCTCGGTTATGCCTTTGATGATCGAGAGAAAACTGGAAACGGATATATTGAGATCATTCGCGACGGAACAGGGACTCCTGTGGGAATTGAGTATGCGGATGCTCAATTTATGCGCGTCTGTAAGAAAACCGTTCCAGAAGAAATAGAATACACCATTTTGGAAAATGGCCAAGAAAAGAAAGTGAAGCGCTGGAAGAGATTCCGTAAATACGTTCAGATGGTTGATGACAAGAAAGTGTATTTCAAAGAATACGGCGATCCACGAGTAATGAATTCGGCCACAGGGAAGTTTGACGAAAGCACACCAGAGAATTTACGGGCAACAGAAATCTATCATATGAAAATCGGGAGCGGTACTTACGGGAAGCCGAGATGGATTGGAAACTTAATAAGTCTGTACGGTGCTAGAAAAGCGGAAGAATTAAACCTAACTTACTTCACGAACGGGAGACATATTCCAGCGGCAATTACTGTTTCGAACGGAAAGTTGGATGATGAATCCTACGAAGCACTGCAACAGTACATGGACGATCTAACCGGAACCGACAACGCTCACAAGTTCCTTTTGCTGGAAGCGGAAGGCATTACGGAAGAAAAAATAATAAACGGTGAAGAAAAAATAACGCCAGCCAAGGTAGAAATTAAATCTTTGGCAGAAATATTACAACAGGACGCCTTGTTTTTAGATTACGACGAGCGGACCAGGCAAAAGATACGATCATCATTTCGACTTCCCCCTTTATACACTGGTGAAGCCCAGGAGTTCTCAAGAGCAACCGCAGATACAGCGCGGAAAGTGACAGAAGAACAGGTATTCCAGCCGGAAAGGAAGGCGTTGGGCAGAGCTTTAAATACTTTGTTCTTGGAGCCGTTGGGCTTCAAACATGTAAGGTTATCTATCAAGGGAGCAGATTTTCATGATCCTGTCGAGATTGCGAAGGTACTGGATCCTTTTATTAAAGCGGGCAGTGTTGCTCCGAACGATTTAAGGGATTTGTTAGGGCAAGTGCTAGGGAAGCGAATAGAGCCGTTTCCAGACGAATATAACATCCCCCTACAAATACTATTAAAAGAATCAGAAAACCCACTGGCCGGGATATTTGACATACAGAAGTCGCAAGAAAAGCAAATCGACCTAATCAATTTATTAAAGGACATGCGAGATGTCCTCGAGGAGCTGCAGGATAATGCAAAAAATAGATAAATTGATTAAGAGTCTGAATGATTTCATTGCAAAGGCAGAAGATGAGGAAGAAAAACTGGAAGATATCGTCTCGGATTTTCCCGGGTTGGAGAACTTATCAAAAATAGTAGAGGATTACGAAAAATCCATTGCAAAATTGCTCAGGACTCAACGCAAATGGTTTTTAGATGAGTTCCAAGGATTTGTATCGAAAAGCGACAAAGAGACTCTGGAAGCCTTCCTTGTGTATTTAACGAACGACCTCTTTGCAGCGGATAAATTTGCGGAAGAGTTTGGAGAAGAAACCACCGAATTCTTGAAAATGACGATTGAGGAATTGGCCAGGTTGATGATGGACTCTATCGATAAAGATGTTCCATTCGAAGTTCTTTCTAAGCGAACAACGGACTGGATCCGAAGTTGGTCCAGAGATTTAGCTGATTTAATGCAGCTGAAAACTCATGAAGGACTGGAAAGGGAATTGCTTCAAGCTATTGAAGAGGGTGAGTCCATAGCGGATGTCGAGCTCCGGATTAAAGATATGCCTGAATTTAATCGAAACAGAGCCAGGGCGACAGCTAGGACGGAGATATTAACTGCATCTAGCCAAGCACACTATGAATCTTTCAAACAAAGCCCTGCGGTTGTTATGAAGAAATGGAAGCATAGCGGATCTAAAAAGAATAATCCAAGAGAAACACATGTGGCCATGGATGGGGTCGAGATTCCCGTCGATGACTTTTTTTATGTTGATGGCGAAGCGGGATTATACCCGAGAGATCCGAACTTCTCAGCTAAGAATCGAGTTAATTGCGGTTGTGCATTAAGTCCAGTTGTCGATCGAGAAATATTAGGGTTATCCAAAGAAGAAAAAGAAGCGATCAGGCAAGAGGTTCTTAATGAAATGAGTTAGGAGGCTATTCATGAAAATTAAAGTCTTTGAAGAAATGCACTTCTTTGTTGAAGAAGATGGGAAACGTAAAAAAATCGCAGAACACAAAGACGTTCCTGTCCAAATTCAAACTGGAAGTGAAAAACTTTCTAAACTATTTAAGTCAGTGAGAATGAATGGGATAGAATTGACGAATAACCAATGAGGAGGTGCTTCCATGGAATACACACGCTCTGTCGGCGAATATTACGAGATGTTTGAAGGAACACCGAAAGAAATCGCTGAATTAATTTCTCTTTTAGATGATCAAGTTGAAAATCCGCCAAAGATGACAATAAAAATCCCGGACGTTCCAAATTTGGGACTACCTAATTCAAGAGGTAATTTGAAAGGGGGTGAAGAATAAATGCCACGAGAGTTAGTTAATGCTAACATCACTCATGTTTCTTATGTAGACAAGGGCGCGAATCAAAAGCAGTTCTTCTTTACAAAGTCTGATAAACAGCCCGACTTCAAGAAAGAAGTTAAGCTATTTATCAACAAGGAAGATGAAGAGCAGCAGCTTGTGTACGGTGTTGTATACGAACCTGGCAATGCAGATGATCCTGAAACATGGGATTCCCACGAAGATTTCATGACAGCTGAGGAAATCGAAAAGGCGGCTCATGGATTCTTAAAGGATGCCCGAAACATTGATAAGCAGCACGACTTCGAAGCGGGTGTTGGTGAGGTTGTAGAGTCGTACATTGCACCTGCTGACTTCACGATTGGAGAGCATGAAATCAAGAAAGGTTCATGGGTGCTCGTCACCAAAGCAAGCGATGAGGTGTGGGAAGAAATTAAGAAAGGTGAAATAACCGGTTATTCCATGGCAGGGACAGCTGAAGTAATTGAAAAGCAAGAGAAGGAAAAGCCTGTTTCCAAGTCTGAAGATGACGAGGAATTCAAGGGCTTTTTTAATTTGCTTAAAAACTTCTTTACAAAAGGCGAAGTCCGGGACCGTTACGAGGATAACCAAAAGCGACGTAATTTATGGGCTGTCTGGGATGGAATGGAGGAAGTGTTCTATGACTCCATTTGGGAAAACTACACACCTGATGTAGCTGATTTTGAACGGCTGGAAGCGGGTGTTCGCGATTTCCTAGAAATCATTCAAGAGATAAAAACATCCGGAGACGTTCAAAAGGCGTTGGAAAACAAACCAGAAACTATTGGAAAGGGTGAAAGTGAAATGAAAAAAGAGGATATCGAAAAACTTCTTGATGAAAAGCTAGATCCAATCTCCAAGCGTTTGGATGAAATCGAGAAGGATGGAGAGGGCGACGACAACCAGTCAAACGAGGAAGAGGACAATCTGTTGAATCAATTCTCTGAAGTTCTTGACGAGAAGTTGTCTCCAATCAACAAACGTCTTGAAACGGTGGAGAAAGTAAGAGGTATCTCTAAGCAAGTTGACCAAGACGATCACCAGGAACCAGTCAAAAAACACTATTTAGAAGGGATCCTTTAATTAAAGGGTCCATAAAAGGAGGAAATGTTTAGATGCGAAATCAAGACATTATGAAAACTGTAACAACCAATTCTATTACAGCTGGTTTACTTAATCCAGAACAGGCTCAAAAGTTCATTCAACAGACTTTTGAAGCAACAGCACTTGGTGGGTTAATTCGTAAGGAAATGCGCCGTGCAAAAACAGGCGAGATTGACAAAATCGGTATCGATTCCCGTATTTTGCGTAAGAAAACAGAAAATACAGATGACGGATACCGTGCAAAACCACGCTTCGACAAGATCGAATACGCTACTACTGCGGTTCGCTTGCCATGGGAAATTACAGAAGAATCGTTGCGTGAGAATATTGAAGGTGAAAGCTTCGAAGGTATTGTCACTAAGCTCATGACAACTCAGTTAGGTATCGATTTGGAGGACCTTTACATTAACGGGGATGAAGATACTCCTGACACAGACCCAGATTACGACTTCTTGAAAATCAATGATGGCTGGTTAAAACAAATGCAGACCGGTTCACATATTGAGGACCGTACTGCGAAAGATAGTGGCGCGTTGTCTCTTGATGTTTTCTATGATGCGTTAGAACAAATCCCTAACAAATACAACAACGGTACGCTGAAATGGTTGGTTGCTCCATCCACTCAACAAAAATGGGAACAGTACTTGCTTAACCAATCCATTAAAAACGGC